CTACTTCAGGAGCAGGGAGTGCCGGATACCGAGCCAGATGGTGGCGAGCCCGGCGCTGATGATGCTGGTCAGCACCATCAGCCGGACACCGACGCCGATTTTCTCCGATAGATTCCGCTGATGGCGCAGGTAGGCAAAATCGTGCTGCGCCTGGATCACCCGCTCCGGCGAGGTGACGTCGAGGCCGAGTTCAGTCAGCGTCGCCCGCACCACGCGGCGGGCATCGTCCTGGTCCATGGGGCACTCCCTTTACCGACCTAGCGGTCTCTCGTAAGCATGGCGATCAGGCTGGCGAGGGCGATGCCGAGGGCCCCGATCGCCTCGCCGATCTCCGGCTCCAGAGACACTCCGGTGGCGGTGAGAAATCCTGTCAGGCCGATCCAGGTGCTTCGTTCACCCAAACGGTCCAGTAGCCAGCTTGTGTTGAAGGTCATCACTTTGTCTCCTGAGGATTGGTTTCGGGTGGGGTGGTACAGCTATCCAGCGCGGGATCGATCTCCCCGGCATCCCGCAACCGTGCCCGGACTGCGGGGGATAGGGCGCAATATCCGTCGTGCACGGCGCGGATGGCGGCGAGGGCATTGGTTCTGCGGATTTCAATCTCCGCAGCGGCATTGGGGTCCGCACATCCCGGCACTGCCGTCAGCAGACTCACGACAGCCAGCATCGATCTGACATGCATAGGCAACTCCTCATCTTGTGGGAAAATCGAATAGGCGGCGCCTGTGGAACTACGGGCTCTCTTCCGCTTCCCAGAGCCGGAGCTGGTTGCCCCAGACCTCGGCGGTGACACGGGTCACAACGCCCGGCGCCTGGCCTGCATAGTTCGGGATCCCGCCGATGCGTTTGACTCCACCTGCGCTGCCGCCGAGGGTCCATGACGGCACGAACCCTCCGGCGCCGCCCTGGGTGATGAGAAATCTTCGCGTGTATTCGAAGCCGAGGCCGAGTGCCGCGAAATCGAAACCGACATTTCCGGTCAGGGTGACGGCAAGCGCATTCCAGCGTGCCGCATCGATGGACACTGTCCCGGTGCCGATTTCTCCGAGGTCTTCGATGCTCATCCGGGTGCCGCGCAGGTTCCCGTCGGCCAGCGCATAGCCCTGAAGATTCAGGCCCATGGTCTTGATCTCGCCGGTTGCCCGGTTGATCTCCAAAGGCCGGCCTGTCCAGGCACCGCTATTGTCGAAGGTGTGCAGGAAGATCAGGCTGCCGCCTGCCGTATCCGACAGGGGGGTATCGTCGAGGCCGAAATCCAGATGCGGCAGATCATCCCGCATCATCCGGAGGTTAAGATATTGGCCGGGCGGGGCGTTCAGGGCCGGAGAATGGCCGTCGATCTTCAGGGCTCCGGTTATTGTCCCGCCCGCGCGTTCGAGGAAGGCGGTGAAGAGCGGGTAGCTCAGCACCCAGTCGCTCCGTTCGGTAGCGCCTTCGGCAAAGCTGACCTCCATGGTCAGGGCCGTGCCATCGAGCGTTGTGATCGTGCCGGCCATGAGGTGCGTCGCCTCGCTTGCACTGGTGACCCGCAACACCTGTCCGGTCTTCCAGCCGGGCGGCGGAGTGGCCAGCAGGGTGAAGGTGACGGGGCCGGTCGCGGGGGTGAGCGGGGAAGCGGAAAGCCCGGCCATGCCCTTCAGCACAGCGGTTTCCTCGGCAACCGCGCGGACGATGGCGGGGAAGCCGGATTCTTCCTCGGCGTAGGCGTTGCCGTCCAGATTGGCGTCGGTGAAAGTGCGGTCGCCGATGGTCACGGACCAAGTCATCAGTACAGCTCCTCTATGACGAATTCCTTGGAATAGCGCGCGTTGAAATCGTTCACGATCGGGGTGGTCTCAGCGATCCGGCCATAGACCGTGCGCCGATGCAGGTGGGCGGTGTCGTCCGGATCGACCATCGCCAGGATGTCGCCGCCGGTGCCTTTCAGCCGTTCCAGCTCGTAGGCGTTGGCCAGCATCTCGTCGATATCCAGATGTTCAATCCGGAAGCGCAGGCGGCGGTATTTCGGTTTGCCGTCGAAATAGGCCTGACCGCCGCGCGACTTGACGATCCGGCTTTCGTCCACCTGCTCGATGCTCCAGCCATATTGCAGGTTCACGCTGGGCGTCCATGCCGGTGCCAGCAAGGCGCGTCCCGCTTGCAGATAGCCGGCGGGATTGTCCGGGTCCTCGAGATCCACGCGTACATAACGCACGCGCCGCGCCGCGGGCAGGATGGCGTAGGACCCGATGCCGTAAGTCTCCGCCGTCGCGGTATCGAGATGGCCGCCCCATTGGAATTCACCCCAGTGCCCGGTGCCGAACGGCACCACGCGGGGCCAGATCGGCACGGCGCCGGTGTCGAGTTCCGGTTGTTCCAGTGAGGTATTGAACAGCCGTACCCGCCAGGTGCCGCGTTGGCTCAGATTGTGGTTCAGAATACCGGCGAAACTGACGGGACGCTGTGCGCCGAAATCCACCTCGAACCAGGATGACGCCGGATCGGTGTCGGTGGACCGGGCGACCCGGCTCGGATGCGGGTGGGCGAGATTGTCCAGCGGCAGACCGCTGCTCCAGTCCCCGCCGGAAAGGGCCGCCGCGTCCAGATAGTTCCGGTAGACGATCAGCATGTTGCTCATCGGTTGCTATCCCCAGAGGGTGAGTTCGGCTTCGTCGAAAGCGCTGTCTTCGGACAGTCCGGCCAGCACCAGATTGCGTCCCCCGGTCAGCCCGTGGCGGGGATAGGTGATCCGGATGGTGCTGCCGAGGGTGAGGCTGTAGGGCCGGGTTTTTACCCGGACCCTGAAGAGGTCGCGCGCCGTGCCGAAAAGGGCGAGGCGCCGGGCCGCTTCCGTGGCAGCGTCCGGTTCTGTTGCCAGCAATCCGTCTTTCTGAATGTCGCCGGCGAGTTTGTGCCGGATCTGGATGGCCGGGTCCGAGGAGTCCGCATAGCGGTGGGACTCAGCCAGATCGCTCCGCGCTTCCGCACCGAGACCGGCCGCGCTTTCCCCGTCCGAAAGCGGGCGCCAATAGCGGGCGTAACCGAGTTTCTGGCGCCAGAGGGGCAAGGCGGACGGCTCGCGTTCAAGGCTGACGATGGCGCTGTCGTCGAAACTTTCCGTCGCGGTTTCCGCCGGTTCCGTCAGCCTGCCGACGGTGAACTGTCCCTGCCGGTCGAAACCGAAATGGGCACCGATACTGTCCGCAAGACTGTCGAGAGCGGACAGCATGCCGGTCTCCTGTCCGGCGAAGAAACCGGTGGCCATGGGGGCGGCGAGGGTAAGGTCCGCGAAAGCCGTCCAGTCGATGAGCGTCAGCCCGGAGGCACGCATGGCGATACGCAGCATCAGGCTGGCCGCGTCTTCGGCATAGGCGCCGCCCGTCGCATCGCCATGAACATGGGCCGTGACCGGACCGTTCGGCGCGCTGCCAAGCCGGAAGGTGCCGGCGACGAGGTCCACGGCATAATGCGACGGCGCCGGAGGTTCAGTCCCGGCGGTCAAGGCCAGACCGCTGTCGAATACGGCGTCGATCCCGGAGATCTGGCCGTCATGCACCTGATAGGTCAGGGCGGCGGCATCCACCAGCACCGCCGGTACATGGAAGCAGCGCCCATAGCACAGCGGCTTCGGGCGGCCTTTCAGTCCGGCATCACCCTCGCTTCCGCCCGTGCCCAGATAGAGGGTCTGCTGCAACGGCCGCTCGAACAGCACCTGCAGATCGCGGAGATGCAGGCGGATCCGGTCGTCATCGAATTCGATACGCTCTGCTGTGCCGTCGAACACAGCTCGGTAGTCGGCGAGGCGGAACCGGTCGCCGCCGAGCAGAAGCCGGACCCGGCGGCCATCGAACGCGAAGCTGCGCCAATCATCGAGTGCGCCATCCGCATTGTTGATGTCGAGCGTGCCGAAGCCCGGCACCGACCGGCCCTCAAGCTGACCGCTGCGATAGAGGTGGCGTTCGAAACTGATGGCGGAGAGCAACCGGGCGTCGAAATACTGGTTGCCCGGCACCTCGTCCGGTTCCGTGGTGAAGCCGTGGTCGCTCAGGTAGAGCGGAACAGTGGTTTCGGTCTCCGGGTCATACGGCTCCAGGATGGCCAGATAACGCCGGATCGAAAAGGGATCGGCGATCAACGCGTCATAGAGGGACATGCTTGCTCCTTCAGGCTGTTTGGCGCGAGAAGGCCCGGCCAAGCACGCGGTTGAGCCGTTCGTTGTCGTCCCGCAATGCGGCGACCTCTCTGTTCAGACGCTTCATCTCCTGCACAAGCTCGCGGCTGTCAGCCCGTTGCAGGCGCAGAGCGTCCCGCGTCTCACCGCTGCCGCCGCTATCGTCGTTGGCGGGCAGACTGAGCGTGACGGGAATGGAGCGTCCGTCCGGCAGGGGCACATAGGCTTCCGGCTGGCTGCCTTCACCGAACAGGGCGACGGACACGTCGCTGGTTATGCCGCCATCGTACGGTGCGGTCTGGGCCGGGCCGTTCGCGGTCATGATCCCGCCGGTGGCGAAGCCCATGGCGGTAACCACCGCGTTCACGGCCTGATTGTCAGCCCGCAGCCGCGAGAGCTGGCCTTCACCGAACCCGCTCGGCAGGGGCAGCCCGGCGGCATCCAGCGCCGTCAGGATGGCTATGGCGCGTTCCGGGTTGTAGCCAAGATCGTATCCGGCCCCAACCGGACCGCCGCTTTCGGACAGGTATTGTCCGTCACTGTCCGCCCGGAATTCCAAAGCGCCGCCCGTGGCGCTCGGCGGGCCGAGCCGGTCGCGGATTTCGATCAGCACGTCCAGCTGGCGTTCGGCCGCCGTGACCTGGGCTTCCGTATCATGCAGCGCGGAGGCGAGCACTGCATCGACCTGATAGAAGATGTCGGTATAGGCCTGGCTGGAAGCATGAACTTCCCGTGCCAGTGTCAGATAGGTGCGGGCGCTGGCCGCCAGATCCTCCCGCGCCTCAAGATCGCCATCGGCGGAGGTGGTGGCGAGTTCTTCGAACCCGGTCCTCGCCTGTGCCAGCCGGTCCAGCGGCGATTGTGGCGAGAGGGAGCTGTCGAGAGCCAGATCCTGCCGGGTGGCGGCAAGGTTCTCCGCCAGGCGGACGAACTCTCCGACGGAGTTTTCCTGCGCCGCGATCTGCCGGTCGAGCCCAACGGTCGCCGCCTCGATACTATCGGCAAAGGTCTGGACCAGATCGCCGCTTTCGCTGAACGCAAATCCAATCCGGTCGAGTTGCGCGGTGAAGTTTGCCTCGATCTGCCCGAGGACCTCCTGATCCTGGCCGAAGCCGATCTGTTCGGCCTGTTGCAGCAGGCTGTCCCTTTCATCCAGGACCTGTTGCGCGGCCGCCCTTTCAGGAGAGAGCCCGGCATTGAGTTCTTGCAGGAAAAGGGTCCGGACTTCCGAGGTCAGTGCGTCGTTGGCGGCATTGATCTCGGCGGCGACATCAATGGTTTCAAGCCCGAGCGCTTCCAGTTCCTGATTGAGAGCTTCCAGAGCCGGAACCAGGGCGGTGATCTGGGCGGCCTGCTGTTCATACAGCAAGGCAAAGCCCTCGAGCGGCGCCGCAGTGCCAGTTAGCGAGAGCGTGTCGAGCAGATCACGGGCCATGCCCCGGACGGCGCTGCCTGCCTGGTCAAGGCGGAGATCCGCCGCTGCGTCCGGCTCTTCGTCGCCGCCGAACAGCAGGGCCGCATCTTCCATGAACGACCGGATAGGCGCGAACGCATCGCCCGCAGCGGCCCGACCGACGGCCTCAATTGCGGCACGCTGGGCCTGCAGGGAGCGGGTATAGGCATCGACACTTTCGGTACCATCCCTGAAGAGCGCGACGGTCTCCTCGAAGCTGGCGAGGAAATCGATACGGCGCAAAGAGGTCTCGAGGCTTTCGAACGGTGCCGCGAGCAGTTTTTCGATACCGGCTTCGAAAGTCTTCTGGCTGCGAGAGTCCGCCCCGGGATCGTCCGACAGCCCGGTCAGATTGCCGTCCCGCACTGCTTTGGCGAAGGACAGCTCGATAGCGCGGGCGATCAGCTCCTCTTCATCCTCGATGCCGCTGAGGTCGGCGCCGGTGGCAAAATCGCCGGTGGTCTCCAGACCGCCAACGAAATAGCCGGTTGGCAGGTTGGATTTCCGGCCGCTGGAATAGCCGATCTGCAGGAAGTTGGCGGCGTTGCCTGAAAAGGCGACTCCGAGCCGGTCCGTCATTGCATCCAGCGCCGTCAGAACCCGGTCCTGCAATTGCAGCAGATCGTCCAGCGGCCCGTCATCAAGCTCAAAGGAGCTTTCAGCGGTTGGGGTGCCGCCCTCGATGCCGATCACGGCTTTGGCGAAGGGATAGTCCTTGTCCTTGAAAAGCTCGTTCAAGCCCAGGGCTGCAACGGCGGCGATGGCACCGATCGTGCCTGCACTGCCAAGTGAAGCCATGCTGCCAAGCGAGCCTGCACTGCCGGAGAGGAGGGAGCCGCCCGCACCCGCGCCGCCCATTCCAGGCAAAAAGCTGGACAGCAGAGAGCCGCCGAGCTCGAACAGTCCGGAAAAACCGCCGCCGCCGCCTCCGAGAGAGCCGAGAATGCTGGAGGCTGCGGATGCCAGACTGCCCGCGCCGTCGCCAAGGATACCGTCCCAGTCTATTGCGGAGAGGGTCTGGTCGAGGCCGGATGCCATGTTTTGCCAGATGGAGGAGAAGGCCTCGGCACCGTTCTCTGAAATACCGGCAAAGGCCCGGTCGAAATCTTGGGCGATATCATCGGAGAGCGTACCCCATGCCGCGTCGCTGCGCCGGGCGGCATCTTCCTGGGCGGATGCGATGTTCTCCGACGCGGTCAGTTGCTCGACCATGGACTCCGTAATCAGGTCTTCCAGATGAAGCCGGTCTTCGCCGAGGGAGAGAAGATCGGCGTCGATGGAGGTGAAGGCGGCATTCTGAATGCTCGGATTTTGCACCCCAGGAGTGGGCGGCGTCAGGCTCCGGCGTTCGAACATGTCGAGCGCTGCGCCGATCCGGTCGAGAGCGCCAGTGACGCTATCGGCCAGCCGGTCGAAGGCTGATTCCGCGCGGCTGAGCACCGGCGGCATGGTGTCAATGGCCTCCAGCAGGGTGTAGATACCGGCGGCGGCACCGTCCTCGGGCAGGCGGCGGATCGGCATGGCGGATCAGTCCTTCTTGTTGGTGTGCGGGGGAGCCTGCTCCGCGCGGGTGCGGAGATAGGCCTCGTCCATGGTGCGGAGCAGGGGCACGAACTCGTCCGGGTCCGTGATGCCGAAGAGCCCGCAATAGGCGGCGATCTCGGCCAGCGGGATGGCCCCTTCCGCCGTTCCGAACGGCGTGGACACAAGCGGGCGTCCGCGCGTCAGCAAGGCGAAAGCGTGGGCCACCCGCTCAAGATCCGGAAACAGCTCCGGTTTCTCGCTGAGGGCCGATGGCGCTGTGCCGCTTTGCTCGGCGAGAAGACTCAGGAAGTCTTGCCGCCCGCCCCAGGCGACTTGCCAGCGGACGAAGGCGGCAAGTTTTTTTCCGCCTCCTCCTGATCCTGCTGACGGTAGAGCTCGATATCGGTCGCCATCTCGACGATGAGATCGCGGAAGTCGCGCAGTGCCGGGTCGAGCAGGAGTTCGCGCGCCCGGTCCGGCGAATAGGCAAGCGCTGCGCCGTCCAGGGCGAGATCCTGCCAGTCGAGCAGCACGGTTTCCGCCAGCACTTCGGCGGTCACCCGTTCCGCCGTCGCTTCCTCCAGCGTGCCTGCACGCAGGGCCCGGCGGAAAGGCTTCATCCGGCGCTGCATCGCCTCGCGATAGCGCCGGTTGCCGATCCGGGCGAGCTTGACCCGGGCGCCACTGTCGTCGCCGTCCAGTGCAACCCAGACACCTTCATCCTCAGCGGTGCGGTCGGCCTTGAATTTCGAGAGATCCATTATCTGTCCTTTGGAGATTAGGTTGTGTCTGGGGTCAGGCGGCGATGCGGTCGATCTGGAAGGTCGCGCCGGTGGCCGGATCGCGCACCGCCTGGAACTGGAAGTCGGCCATCACGTCCTGGTCCGGGCCGCCGGCGGCGATGCTGCCCCGGGTCAGCCGGACACGTGGAAGGGTGAAGACATAGGCGTTGCCGTCCGCGTCCGTGACCCGGAAGGACAGGCTGGTCGGGGTGCCGTTCAGGTATTTCTCGTAGAGCGCGCCGTCGGCGAAATAGAAGCTGGCCCGGCCCGTCACCTGGCACCGGCCGGTGCCGATATCGACATTGCCGAGACTGCCGACCGCACCGATCCCGCGCAGCCCGTTGGCGAGCGAGATCGAGAGCGATTGCAGGAAGATACCGGAGAGCGGGGCGCCGCCTTCCATCACCTGGCCGATATTGTTGACGGCGTTGAGCACCGGGTTGGTCATGGCGGGAATGGCCGCGCCGGTGCCGACCGTGGCGCTGCCGATGGAGGCGGAAGCGCCCATGAAGCCGAAGCTGCCGGTCAGCACCCGGCCGGTCTGGATCTGCAGGTCCATGGTATCGGCGACCATGCCGGTGAAGGCGATATACTGGCCGATATCGGTAAAGGCCTTTTCCAGCGTCAGCGCGGTTTCCGAGACGCCGTTGCGGATCATCGAGCCGTCCAGGCTGACGGTCAGCCCGGTCGCAGCCTCGTCATTCTGCGGAGCGGGGGACACGGTGAGACTGTTCGCGGTCACGGCACTGACCTGGTAGAGGCCGTTATTCTCGCCGCTGTTCGCCGCGAAGCCGCCGACCCGGACCCATTGTCCCGCCTTGATCCCGGCCGCCACGAAATCCGTTGAGGTACTGGTGAAAGCGCTGCCGCTCGCATCCGCCGCGATATCGTCCGCGACGGAGATGGCGAGCGGCGTGGACCAGACGGAGAACAGGGCGCTTTCGATCAGCGTGTCATAGGCGCCATAGGAAAGCTCCAGATTGACAGCGCCCGAGGCGGAGGCGCCGGTCTGGATCAGGTCCGGGACCTGACGGTCGGCCCGGACTTCGGACGAGCTGGTGGTGGCAATCGTGTAGCCGAGACTCTCGCCGGTGAAGCGAAGTTTTGTCAGGGCCGAGGCCGGGGTCGATCCCCAGAGCGATTCCTTTGCATAGGCGAGTTCCGTGCGGCTTGAATCCGCCATGGTGGTCTCCTTGGGCGTGAGGTTTGGGGTAGAGGTGAAAGATCAATGGATTTCGTCGCGCCAGAACGGAATCGCCACGGCGGCCCGGTAGGCGCCGTCGATATCCTCGTCCGCGGTGATTTCAGGCGGCAGCAGCACGTGAGCTGGGATCAGTGCGCCGTTGAACAGGGCGGCGGCGGCATCGGCGAGGGCGGTTGCCTGTTGCGCGCCGCCGCCAAGCGGGGTGAAGCAGTAGATCATGATGCGGCCCCGGTAGCGGTGCAGGGCCGGGCTGCCGAGCGCGGCCTGCTCCGATTGCTCATGCAGGATCATCAGTTTCACCCAGCGTCCGTCCTCGGGCGGGCTGAAGGCGACATTCTCGAAGGCGATCGGTGTGAGCAGCCAGTTGGCGCCGAAAAAACTCTCGACCGCACGCCGGGCACTGGTGAAGGACATGAGTTCTCTCCTTAGCGCCTGACGAGCAGGCGGAACAGCAGGGGCTCGGTGCCGGTGGCGATGGTGGTGACATTGACGACGTCATGCGCTGCACCGTCGATCCGGAGCAGGTCGCCCGGTGCGGGGCGGATGCCGGACAGATCCTCTCCGGCGACGGTGACCAGCAGGTCGCCGTTCTGCATCAGCCCGCCGACAAAGGCCGCCGAGACGCTTTCGACGATGCCCAGCAGGGGATGGTCGGACGGCGTTCCGGTGACGTTTCCTGTCGCCGGGTCATAGCTGGCCGCTTCCGTCTTGCTGAGCACCATCGGGGCGCCGTAGCGGGTGATCAAACGGGCGGCTACGCCCGAGAGAGAAGAGCCGAACGGGGTCATGCGCGTATCACCTCATGGCTGGCGGCCGGCCGCAGCAGCGGCTTCAGCAGCAGATCGATCAAGGGGTAGGACCGGCCGGACACGGCGTCGGGCATGTAATCGACCTCGACCGGGCCGACCTTTTCCCGCAGCACCTTCCCGCCCCTTTCCAGTGGCGGAGCCAGGTCGCCGGCCAGCGCGATCAGCGCCAGCTCGGCGGTGGCGTGCTCGACCCGGCGCGGGATGCCGGAAAGAGTGCGGCCCTCGCTGTCCACCGCATCCCGCCTTGGCCAGGACAACGGCTGGCCCGGATCGGCGATGCGGCCCCGAAAGGCGTAGCTGCCGTCGATATAGGCGGTGGCCTGCAACAATGCCGCCTCCCGCGCGACCGACGGCGCCGCCGCCCATCCCGACGCGTTGCGGGCGGCGAAATAGGCATCCGCATCCGCGACCGTGAGATAGGTGTCTTCGCCGACCGCGAGGCTCATTTCCGCCTCCCCCGGCGCCGCCGTTTGCCGGAAAGAACGGGTGCGGGCGGAGGCACAGGCACGGGTGGTGCCGATAGGGCCAGGACAGGTGCCGGTCCGGATTCGCAAGGTGCGGATTGGCAGGGCGGGGGTTGCACTTCCGGATCGTCGTCCGACAGCAGCCAGTTGCGGAACCGGCCGTCTTTCTCGTGGATGTAATCCGCCCGGTTCGCGAGCAGGCGCTGCTCGCCGTAGCGGTGCTGCAGCGTGACGGTTGGCAGCAGGTCGGCTTCAGGCTCGGACATGGAACGGCCCCTTCGGTCTGGCAATGCTGAATAAAAAAATGGCCCGGGCTCCGGCGGACGGAGACCCGGGCCAGGCGGGCGCAGGGAAGGTGGTGAAGGCAGGGGAGGCGCTAGCCGGCGATGCGGACGGCGAGTTCCGGGCGCACCAGTTTCACACCCCACAACACATCAAATTCCCACACGGTCTGTTTGTATTGCCGGGAGATTTCCAGTCGCAGCGAGATGCCCGTCTCGGCATCGGTCATGGACAGGATCTGGTTGCCGAGAGAGAGGTCCTGGGTGCCTGCACTGAGCGGCCGCATGGCGAGCGCGAAGGCATCCCGGTGAAAGGCCAGATTGACCACATGGCTCGGCGTAACGGTTGCCGCCGCATCGGCGGCGACGTCCGCTTTCAGAGCAGGATTGATGGCAACGGAGACGCCGATGCCATCGAGCACCGTGTCCGCTGTCACCGCGTAGCTCTGGGCGTGTCCGGCGAAGCTGACGATATCGCCCACCTTCAGGGTCGGGCTGCCGATGTCGGATTTCAGGCTGACGCTCGCCGCTCCGGTGCTCGCTACATTGGCGGTGATGGTAAAGCTGCCGCTGTCGCTGGCGGTACCGGCGGCATGGGTCAGCACGCCGTCATCGGCGTACCATTCAATGCCGAACTTGCGGCCGATCTCACCGTCGATCTTCACCGAGGCGGAGCCGACTTTCTCCGCGTCGGAGAAGGGTGCCAAGGCCAGCGCGTTGGCCTCGGCATCGAAATCCAGCACGGCCCGCCGGTCGCCGCGCGGGGCGAGCTGCTTGTTCAGCAGTTTCCGGGCGGAGGTGGCGTCGGACACGTCGGAGCCGAAAGGCGTCACGCCCGCGCCGCCGACAAGGCCGAAGACGCCTTTATATTCGGCATGGACGGAGGCATTGACCGCATTGGCCAGTGCCCGGATCGCCTCGCTCATCTGCATCGGCACGAAATTCTCGTTCCGGTCGATCTCCATCACCTCTTTATCCGTGAGGTAGAAGCCCGCCTTCTTCCACTTGTCGAGAGGTACCTGGACCTTGGAGATAGTGATGTCGTCCGGCTGCGGGGCGGTGTTGGACGGGGTGACGTCGCTTGCCGTGATGGCGCTCGGCAGGGGCACGTCCACCGTGTCGCCCTTGCGGGCGGCGTCGTTCGAATAGTCCGCGTTCACCAGCCGGGGCATGATCGCCTGCTCGCGCAGGGCCAGCAGGCCGCGGGCCAGGATTTTCGGCATGATTTCGGTCATGGCGTTTGCCATTTCGAAGGCTCCTCGATGTGTGAAAAAGGCATGTTGATGCCGTGCCGCTCGGCCCGCGCGCAGCACAAAGCGCCGCCGGCCATCCCGGCCGCCGGTTATGTCAGGTCATAACGTTAAGTGATTGGTGTTAGCGGGAGACCCGCACCCGGCCGCTGGCGATGGCGGCGATGTTGCGGTCGAGCGCGTTCTGGTCGCTCATCGCGATGACATTCTCGTTGCCGCCTGCCTGGCCAAGGCTGGGGGCACCGCTGCCGCCACGAGCGGGCAGCTCGAAGGCCCGGCCATAAACCGGGCTGGCCTGCAACTCGCGCACCAGATCGCGCGGGGTGAGCGGGGTGCCGTCTTCGGGGTTCTCCGCCGGGGCATCGCCCTCGCCCCGGATCGTTACGGAGATACCGGCCTCGCTCTCGGCCAGGATCAGCCGGGGTACGATGACCGGCAGAAGCAGCTCGGCGATGCCGTGCTCGGCATGGATCGCAGCGCGGGCCTCGGCGGCAATCAGCGCTGCTTCCAGTTTTACCTGGGTTAGGGACGCTTCGCCTTCCTGTCCCGCGCGCTGTTCGCTCCCCAGACGGTCGAGTTCTGCTTTCAACTCCCGCCGGGCGGCACGTTCCTTTTCCAGTGCGGATTTCAGGCCGGAGACATCTTCCACGCCGTCGGCATCGAGGCGGTAACGGCCATCGTCCGTTTCGACATAGAAGGCGCGGGCCGCTTCCGGGACGGCGTCGAGAGAGTCTGTTTCGGCGGGCAAGGGCATGGCTGTACTCCAGTGGCGAAAACAAAGGGCTGAAACGAAAAACGCCCCGCTGAGCGGGGCGTTTTGGAAAAGTCCTGGAAGGAAAAGCGTCAGTCGAACAGGGCGTCGATTTCGTCCTGCGAGATCGCCTGGCCTTCCGCCATCGGGCCGCTCAGGGTCAGATCCTCGTCCTTGCGGGTAATGTCTTCCGGCAATGGCATGGTCTGGAATTCGCGGATATCCCAGGTCGCCATCATCGCGTCGACCCGTTCCTCGATGTAATTGAGAACCTTGATCACCTTGTTGATGCGCTGGCCGGTCAGATCCTGGAAGTTACAGGCTTCGTATATCCCCGTGATCAGATCCGCGATGTCGCCAAGGCGTGAGTTCGCGTATTCGTCCTGGGTGACCGTCAAAAGATCGGCGACGACTTCCTCGATTCTCTCGGCGGAGTTCATGATCCCGTCGGTCGCGGTCTCGGTCTGGCGCACGATCTCGCTGAGCTCCTCCGTCGCCGACTCGAACTTGTCCTCGTTCGAGAGTGGATGGCGCAGAGCGGCGATTTCGACCTTGGTGGCCTGGATACGACCGGCGATCTCGGCGATCTCGGTCCGGATCTCGTCGATCTTCTGGTCCTGCTGACCGACATTGGCTGCAGCCGTTGCCGCTGCGGATTCTGCTGCTGCGGTATCTGACGCCGCAGGCCGGTGCCCATCGATCTTGCGTTCCAGATCGCGGATCGCATTCATGACTTCGGACAGATCGACCTCGGCGGCGGTGACGACACTCTCGGCAACCAGCGCATTCCTGGCGCCATTGGTGTTTTTGCCGCTGAGATTGCTTTTGGCACCATTCTTCGCACCCGCATTGGGTGCGCGGCGCGATTCGATGCTGTACGGCGTTTTCATATACCTAGGCAAAGCGCTACTCCTCTAACTCGCCCAAGTAATACCCGAATGAGGTTATCAATCGGTAAAGACGATTTCATTGCAGGGCAATGCCACTGCAATCAATGGGTTGCAACGGGTTTCCTGATCAACTGGTCGGGAGATCGGACGATTCCTTGCCATGCAGTGCGACCCGTCCCGCCTCGCTCCTTGGAACGCCGAGCCAGTCCGCCATAAAGCCGAATGCGGTGGTCAACCCGTCCTCGACGGCATGAATCAGGCCGAGCAGGGATGTGGTGTTTTCCGCCGCGTCGATGGCCCGCGCCGTCGCCGTTGTCGATCCGGCCCCGCCGCGCCGGGTCATGAGATCGAGACCCATGACCGCCATGCGATCCTCCAGATCGATCAGGTCCTGCCGGCCGGCGGCGATGGCGGCGCCGCTATGCTCGACAAAGCGCAGGTCCGCGCTTTCTCCTTCGCCGGTGACGATCCGGTTGGGCCCAAGCGCCAGGCCGTCCTCGGGCAGGGTCAGATTGCGCCCGAACAGGATCGGTACCCGGGCCACATGCAGGATGTGGCGCTGATCGCTTGCCGATTGCCAGTGCGCCAGATTGAGCCAGGCCAGATCCATCAGCGGCGGGTGGGCCGTCATGAAGCCTGCCCGGTTGGCATAGATGGTGACCAGCGGGATGCAGTCGAGGCTGCTGTCCCCGGCATCGTCACGATGCCAGGGGCCGTGACCGTCGACACCGCGCCGCCAGATTTCAAAGCGGCCGGGATAGAGCACCCGGATCTGGCGTTCGGTCTTGTCTTCCCATGTGCCGGACGTCCGGTTGACGGTCTCGCGGATGCGGACCCGCGTCAGGGCGCTGCCGATGCCGCTCTCCTGACCGCGCCAGCCGATCAGGTCCGGCGCCTGTATATGAACGAGATAGGGCCGGGCGGTATCCTTTCCGCCCTCCCCGATCCGGGGATGGTCGACCAGGATATGCGTGAGGCCATCGGTCAATGCAGCCTGCATCACATCGCGGGCGAACACCGTGAGGTTGCGGCCGCCCAGATCGACATTGTCCGTCAGCGCCGTCAGGGCGTCGGGCGGCGTGCCGGTCAGACTGGCAGGCCGGTGGAACGGTTTTCCGAGCAGGGTCTGGATCGTGCGCTGCAATCCGTTGAACAGCACGCTCCGGTTCAGCCGGATTGTATAGGCTTCTCGTGTCTCTCCGGGCTCCCGGGGCAGCCATTTTTCTCCGCGCTGCCGCATGATGCGGGTGCCGCCGAGCAGGTCGTGGATCAGCTCCCAATCGGTGGCCATATCCTGATAGGCGGCATTCGGTGTTGCGACGTCGGAACTCATTTTTTGGCCTTTCTGCGGTATACTTATCCGTCATGCCTGAGCCAAAGTTCCCGGCAGCCGGCATAGTCTATCTGTTCCGGCGTCAGCCCCCCGACAGGTCGGGTTTCCGCTGCGACGAGGGACCAGATGGCGTCTGGAACCGGGCTGTGCGGCTGCTCCGAGGACGTCAGCCGTCCTTGTTCGGTCAGCCATTTCAGGCCGTGAAAATGGACCCGGACACGCTGTGTTCCGGTACTGCGGTCTTCCGGTACCGGAAACCTGATCAGGAAGCGGTGCCTGTCGAAGACCCGTTCGGCCAGGGCTGCCAGCCGCCGGCCCAGGACGGCATTGCCCTGGTAGCCCAGGCTGCGCAGTTTCGTGGTCATCACCCCCAGGACCTGCTCGCTGCAGCGGGGCGGAACATACAGAGTAGGGGTGCCGGTCACGGCGTGCAGACCGGCGAGGACAGGGGCCGTTGTTTCCCGCAGGCACTGGAATGTCACGGAGGCCGGCGAGATCACCGCGCGGATATCGTCACCGGCGTCGTCGAGCAGGCCGAACTCCTCCTGAAAACGGTTGATGGCATCCAGCAGCGCATCGCTGGCGAAGCCATCGATCCCGCCTGGCCAGTAGGGTTGTCCGAACAGGTCCTTGATATGGGCGAGCAGGGCCTGAACGAGAGCTATATCGTGCGGTTGCCCGGTGCCGGGCCCGACGCTTGTTTCGAGGTACGTGATTACAGGCATCTCCCACCTCCCCAAGTGGCTGGCCTCAAGTGGTTGGCCTCAAGTGGCTGGCCCAAAGGCCAAGCGTTCAGGTTCGGTTCGATTGGGCTCAAACCAGGAATTGCCCGGTCTGAGTCCGGTTTCGGCTCAACAAGAGCTCCGTCAGGGCCCAGACAAGCGCATCCACCCGGTCGGGTGAGCCATTGCCGCCCGAAGCCCCGGTGAAGCTGCACATCTGATCCTCAAGCAAATCAAGGCGGCCGATATGATGGACGCGGCCCTGTTCGTAGAGGGCCGCAACCGGCTCGGCCCGGGTCTGTTTGCCGCGGCTGGCACGCACCAGGCGCAGCGGTACGGACGGATCGACACTGCGCAGCACCTGCTCCACCATGTCTCCGCCCTGATTGACCTCGGCGACGATGCGATCCGCTGCATGCCGGTGATAGGCGTCGATGGCGCGGGCCGCCCAGTCGTTCGGGGCAAGCCGTCCGGAAAGATCCTCCAGGACAAAAGCGGTCTCGGCGGCGCGACCGGCGACCAGGATGCCGGTCTCGTTCGAGGCGGAATGGTGGCTTGCCGCCGGATCGATCGCGACCACGATGCGGTCCAGAGCGGGTTGTTCTCCCGGGGCCAAGCGGGCGGCTTCCAGCCGCTCCCGGCGCCACAGTGCACCCGGCACATCGGTCAGGAATTCACCGTCGAGTTCCTGCCGTCCAAGCCGGGTGCCGCCATAGGCACTTTCCATGGCGGCCAGGAAACCCGGGGCAAGGTTGAGACGGTTCTCCGTGCTGCGGCCCCGGGTCAGCATTGTGCCGTCAGCCTCCGCGATACGCTTCAGCCAGTCCTTCGGACGCGGTGTCGTGGTTGCAATGCATTGCGGTCGGGTGCCGAGCCGCAGGGCCATCATCAGGTTGTGCCAGGCTTCGGGCTGGGGCCAGGCGGCAATTTCGTCGGCCCAGGCCATGTCGAACTGATGTCCGCGCACCTGGTCCGGATCGTCGGCCGAGAGCAAGGTCGCGATGCTGCCGGACTTCCAGGTCAACCGGCGCTTCGATGGCTCGTAGTGTGGCCGTTCCCATGGCGGGGCAATGGCCAGCAGGCCGCTTTCGCCTTCGACCATGACGTCGCGGACATCGCCGGCGGTCGCCCCAATGACGGCTGCGCGCTGGCAGCGGCCGCTTTCGAGCGCGGCTCTGATCCATTCAGAGCCGGTTCGGGTTTTCCCGAAACCGCGGCCCGCCAGGATCAGCCAGACACGCCAATCTCCGGCCGGCGGCAATTGTTTTTCGCGCGCCCAGAACGACCAGTCGTACAGCAGAAGGGCGGCTTCGGCGTCACTGATCCCGCTCAGGAACCGGGTCCGTTCCATCGGACTCATCATCCGGTAGGGTTGCGGGTGGAGAGAGGGCTTTGAGGCGGGCGGCGAGTTTTTCCTTGGCTCCCTTGAGGTGGCGCTCGAGGTCTTCTGATCCGGCATCTCGGCCCTCCCGGAAAGTTTCCGGGCGGTGTGCCCGCAATAGGAACATCAGGAGCGAGTCGGAGTACTTCCGGACCGTCCCGCAGATCCTGCCCTGATGGAAACGCGGTTGTTCCACGCCCTCGACGGCCCGGCTTCGGGCCTCGGCCTCAAGCAGGTCGACGGCCATGTCCAGTGCGTCGTCCCAGGCGTCGGCGAAGGCCTGATCCTGACGTCTTATCTGATAGGCATTACTGCGATCGAGCCGCGCCTTGCGGGCGGCTTCACTGACATTTCCGGTTTCGGCGAGAGCTTTCAGAAAATGCCGCTTCTTGCGTGTCCGGGCTGCGGATTCGGCCATGCGTTTCACCCAATAAAAAAGGCGCCCTGCGGGGTGTTCCCACAAGGCGCCGACGATAGAATAGTATTTAGCCGATTTTATAAACCTTGTAAAGCGGTTTTTTCCGATAGAGCGTCATTTGTATGTATGTTGACTTAGAGGATATTCGTAATTAATCCATTAAAATCAACATATTGATGTTTCTATTAATCGGAAAAAACCGATTAATCGGGCCTGCGAAAAACGTGCGGCGGGGGTGTTTTCCGAAGCCGGTCGCGGATTGCGGCCAGTCCCCGGTCCTCTATCCGGCGCAGCGTGACGTGACTGCGCCCGTCAATATCCTCCAGTTTTCGCCAGGCGACACCGCAAGCCCGGGCCCAGACCACGATCCGTTGCTCCTGATCGCAGGCGAACATCCAGCCGAGGCTTTCATCAAGCCGGTCGATGGCCGCCGGGCTTGGTGATGCCGGCCGTGTTCTCCCCGGCGCCAATTCATGCGCAAAGCTGTTTTGCGCCACATCCGGCCATCCTGTGAGCCGGGCTTTGCCATATGCCCGTGGCAATCGGTGCAAAGTGTCCGCTGCTTCTTTCAGGTAGTGTTTGATCCATTTTGGATCCGGCACAATCTGCGTGCTCGTCATTGACTCCCTCCAATCGGAACCGATCAGCGTCGCGATGAACAGGCGTCGTTAAACGTGTAGGCGTGGCTTTTCTGCGCTGAAAGCGTTAAGTTGCGACGAGATCGGATTTTCCCGGTCAAAAAATTCCTTTGCCACTGACGCTTAGGTTGTTCTAGGCGAAAGATTAAAATTCGGCAATAGGAAAAAAACTCTTGATCATCCGATTGTGGAAGTTTAGGTTCCGGTTATGAAGCTCGATCTCCAGCGAAAGCGCATCCTGGAATTGGTGGCGCATCGTGATCCGCCGACGGATCTGAAGAAGGCCTCGCTGGCTTGTGGCAAGAATCACGCCTACTTGCATCAATTCATCAATCGCGGAACGCCACGGAAGTTGCCGGAAGACGTGCGATATGCGCTGGCCCGGCATCTCGGCGTCGACGAGGCTGTTCTGCGGCCGGAGCAGGGGTCGGTTTCTCCGCCTTCTCCGGCGCGCCGAATCGGCCCTTCAGCGATCATGCCGCCTTTTTCCGGCTCCGGGTCTGTCGATCCGGCGGGAGTCGTCGCGGTTCCGGAAGTCCGGATTTCCGCGTCGGCCGGTGGCGGCGCCAATCTCGAACAGGAGCCGGGCGGCAACGACTGGTATTTCGACGCGGGCTGGCTTCGGTACGAGCTGCGGGCATCGGCCCGGGATCTCCGGGTGATTTCCATCGACGGCGATTCCATGGAGCCGGTGCTGTATTCCGGCGACAAGGTGATGATCGATCTCAGCCGCACCGCCCCTTCGCCGCCGGGCATTTTCGTGCTGCATGACGGCATTGGCCTGGTTGCCAAGCAGCTCGAATATATTCCCAACAGCGACCCGCCACGGGTGCTGATCCGCTCGGAAAGCCCGCGATATCAGGATTACGAACGGACGATTGAAGAAGTGAATATCGTCGGCCGCGTGATATGGTTCGCCCGGCGCCTCTAG